TCTAGAACCACTGGTGCACCTCATTTGGGTTCAGCAGAACTTACAGCAAACCCATCAAACTCAGCAGCTAAAGAAGGATTTTATGTAACTACAACTTCTATTTCTGGAGGTGGGGCTGATTTAAATCAAAACACAGATAGATGGATAGTAGCTTCAGGAATGGTAAGAGGAGCATCAGCATCAGGAGATGCAGTAATGCAGATTACAGATTCAAGTGGAACTGCTCTAGTTACTGGAACTGCAGTTAGTTTAACTACAGCTTACCAAAGAGTAAGTGTAGCATACAATATTCCATCAGGAACAACCCCTGCTACATACAGAGTTAAGTTCTGTTCAAGTACACAACATAATATTAATATGTTATGGGATTGTTTGATGTGGGATGTTAGAAAAGATTCAAGTATTATCGATTATATAGATGGTAGCCTAGCAGGTGGAAATGGATATGAATGGGAAGGCACTGCAAACCTCTCAAGATCAAGACATCTCTCACCTATAGGAGTAATTAGAGGCATTAGTATTAGAAACACACACGCCTCTCAAGTATTATATGTAGCATTTGATTGTACTGCAGAAGCAAGTACAGCAGCAATTAAGCTGACTGGTAACGATACCACAGAACATAATTGGTTCCATAGTACGCATCCATTAGACTTTAGGAAGAATGCATCTATCTATGGTAGTGCATCAAGTACTGGATATGAAGGCGTAATTTGGGGAACATCATTCCCAGTAGGATAAGGAGACAACTGTCATGACAATGACTGCAGAACGAATTACTACAATAAATAGAGATATGTATCAGAATGTGTCTGATAGTTCTTCATTAGCTTTATTAGAAAAAGCTGAAGGAGGAAAGGTTTCACTTAAAGATATATCAAAAGCTTTAGATGAATTTAAAAGATTGTATAAAGCAGGGATTGCTTCCTCAGCTGAAATTATGACTTTACATAGAGCGTATCCAAATGATGAAACATATAAGAAAGCAGCTGTAAAATTAGAAAAAGAACCAGTAGTATTAGGAGGTCCAGCCTCTGTTGAATTAGTAGATAGAGAAGGACATCTTATTACTACAGTTGCTTTGGAAAAGGCATTTGACAATTACATGAAAAGTTTTAGAACTAGGAACGCTATGGTTCTACATTCAGATGTTCAAGTAGGTTGGGCTTTACCAGCTTATATTAACAAAGCTGGTCAAATCTTTAAGAGTGGAGTAAATGAAAATGGTTTGTTCTTTATTACTGAGATGAGAAATGATACAAAGATTTCTGATAGGGTGAAAGAACAAATAAATGAAGGAAAGCTCAAATCCTATTCTATAGCTGGTTCAGCAACTAAGATGCAGAATATGACAAAAGGTTTACAATCTTACATGCAAGTAGATGATTTAGAACTTGCAGAGGTAACAGTATGTGAAAAAGGAGTGAATCAAGGAGCGTCATTTGATTTACTTAAATCAGACAACGTAGCACAGGGTTCTTGTGCAGATGGAAGTTGCTTAACAAAATCAACTTCAAAACCAAGAGAGGAAATAAATATGATTAGGAAATCAAACGGAAACATAGACTTTACAACAACTTTCTTTAATTGGCTTTCAAAAGAGAATGGGAAAGCAAGTGATCCTCTTTCAGGAAATAAGATGTTTGCTACCCTAGAAAACTATCATGGTAGAGAAAGAGTCCACCATAATCTGTTAGACGAACAAGGATTTCCAAAGGAATTGGAAGCGGAATTTGCAAGGTACACTCCAGTAATGGAAAACCCAAAGTACGTTCCTTGGGTTGTTAATGAAGCAGGTGAGGAAGCTGGAGCAAATCATTATGAGGAAGCTCTAACACCTCCAAAGGCATCTCTTCCTCTTACAAAAACTTTCCTAAAATGGTTTGCAAAAGAAGGCAAAAAAGACTATACAAGTAATAGTCCTTATGCTCTTGCAACAGCACAAGCTAAAAAGGAAGGCTATGATGATTTTTCTGAAGGAAGCGAAGGACGAGAGAAACGTAACAAGTTAGCTGAAAAATTAAAAGACTAGGAAGCGAGATGAACTCGTATTATAAAATATTAAAAGCTCTTTTTTTAAAGGAAAGCTTGGGTCCTATTATCTATGAAATCCAAGGAAACAAAAGGAAACCAAGAACTACTGGGAAACAAAATATTGGTATAGGACAAGGAAGCTATGGAAGACGTAGCAAGTCAACGAGGGACACAAAATATGGCACTTATTAAAAAATCAAGGAAATGGGGAACACATCCTACTCAAATAACCAAATATGATATTCAAAAAAATATCAAGGAAAGAGAAGATAAGGAAACGAACCTCGATATTTTAGATGGGAAACCACTTGGAAAGCAGGAGGAGGACACCAATGACGCAGAATGAATGTTGTAATCCAGAAGAATGTTGCTTAGAGGTAGAATGTGATTTAGATGAATGTATATGCGAAGAAGAAGGACTGTGTAAATGTGAATGTAATTGCGAAGATGTACAGAAAAATGAATGTTGTGGAGGTGAGTGTGATTGTTTAGATTAGATTTTTTATAAACTAATCAAGGAGATACACTTTGAGGGTAAACATAATACTAATATTGTATGAAATTGGAAGCGATCTGATCAAAGGAATACTAGGAAAGGTCAAAGACTTACTACTAGGAATACTAGGAAAGGTCAGATGGGTATTGAAGAAGATACTACCAATTTAAATTATATCCCCTACTCGAATAAAATTGGGTAGGGGATTTTTATATGGTTTACTTGACTGGACTAAATATGATACAATTTAAATATGAATTATATGAGAAGAAATATTTTATTGGACTTGACTTGATTAGGTTTAATATGATAGACTATATAAGAAGTGTATAAATTAGTAGAGGAGTAGATATTGAGTTTCAGTAATCCTGTTTCAGCATTATTTTGGATAATGGTACTAGGTTTAATATGTAGCATATCAGAGGGGTGTGTGGTAATATGAGAGAAACAATTTTAAGATATGGATTTATGGTAATTATATTTATCATAATATTGGGAGTAATTAAAATATGAGTGAAGAAATAAGAAAGGCACTAGATAGTGTAGATACTTTAGCAATATGGGATATATGTGGAGAAGAAGCATTAGAATTAATAAGTGAAGAAGTATTGCGTGAATTAGCATATGAGATTTGTATACGAGATGGATATACAGTAGAGGAGATTACAAATGAATGAGTTGAATAAAAAAGAGTGGAGAATACTTTTAGATAATTATTTAGATTGCCCTAGATCTACTAGACTTAAATTCATTAAAATAATGATTAGTATAGCAGATAAACAAAAACAGGGAGAAATAATTGATCGAAATACTATTGCAGATACATTACAAATATTATTTAAGGGGATAAGCAAATGACCGATTTAATAGATATGAGAAAAGATAGTATAGCATATAGAACTTGGGATAATGTAGGTGTTTACAGATATAGTGTTAGTACAAATACTACATTAAAAGGATTTCTATTACATAGACCTGAATATTTTGAACAGGTAAGAAAACATGAGGAATTTACAACCTTTGATTTAACAGATAGAGCAAAGGGAGATATAAATACTTTTGTTGATTACTTTAAAATGTGGGTAAATGACTATGACAATAGGCATAACTTTGGTGGACACCCTGACGATTGGCACAAACTAGATAGGATAAATGAGGTGGAATTACATGGAGAAGATATTGAAGTAACGAATGACGAAATCTTTAATGAAGCAATCGATAATAGATATGATAATCATATCACTATAAATTTTGATATGGTAAGTGGTATAAATGGAGAAGTTGGATTTCACACTATGCCTTTCTCTGTTGAAATTTCTATATTCAATATCCTAAGTAGAACAGGAGATTGGTGGAACTTATGTAAAGATAGTCTACAAGATTGGTGGTTTGATAATGATTAAGAAGATATTAAGTCAATGGCTTGAACCTACATCAACAAAGCAATATCAGTTTTATCGTGATGGTATAACTGATGCTATGCTTCATGGTCGTAGAGATGAGAAGAAATTAGATGAGTTCTTCTTTAGCCATTTTTATAAAAGAGGATATGACTTTGGTATGTGGTTGTGGAATGAACAAGATGAAGATGCTAAAGATGAGTAATTTAATGGAATATATGATACAGATTGCAGATCAGATCCGAGAACTACAGGAAGATGCAGATGGTAAGATGGAAGTCATATTAAAAGAGATTGCCCTAATTCAAATCAAATTACATGAATTAGATGAAAAGATTAATAAATAGAGTATAATAGTATATATGTATAAAACAAGA